GCCTGACAAGCAGAACGGCGGGATCGTGTACAGCTACGCGCTGAAAGACAAAATGCAGCAGGAAAAGATTTACAACGCAATCGGAGATATTTGCATCAGCATGAAAGCGGAGGATTTTCTGGATATGCCAGACAAGGTAATTATTGACGAACGTGTAACCTTTTCGGATGAACTGGCGAAAACCTATTCCGATTTTGAAAAAGAATTAGTTTTTAATCTCCTGACCGAATTAGGAGATAAGGAGATAACAGTTGCCACAGCGGCCGCTTTGTCAAATAAACTTTTGCAGTTTTCCAATGGTGCGGTCTACGATGAGAACCGGGAGGTTCACCAAATCCACGACCTGAAGCTGGACAAGCTCGAAGACATTCTGGAAGCTGCCAACGGCAAACCCTTACTTGTGGCTATTGCTTTTAAACATGATGCCACCCGGATCATGAAACGGTTCAAATCAATTGCACCGCGTGTGCTGGACAGTCAACAAGATATTGACGATTGGAACGCCGGGAAAGTGCAAATGCTTATTTTGCACCCTGCCAGTGGAGGCCACGGCTTAAACATTCAACACGGATCAAATTACCTGGTATGGTTTGGTCTTAATTGGTCCCTCGAACTTTACAAACAGCTTATAGCCAGATTGTGGAGGCAAGGCCAAAAAGCTGAACAAGTTTTTATCTATCGTATCATTTGCTCAGGCACACTGGACGAAAAGGTAGTGCGCAGCCTGGCAGAGAAAGAAGGCACTGAAGACGAACTACTCGGAGCCGTTAAGGCAGACCGATCATTGATCCAGACCGTTAAAGAAATAATTAATGAATACATATAGTGAGATATTTCGGAGGGAAACACAGGAGCGCAAAGGAAATAGCCCACGCGCTTAATCTATATCTTAAAAAGCCGGGTGCGGTTTATATCGAACCTTTTTGCGGAGGGTTGAACGTTACGCAGTTTATTAACCCTAGAGCGGAACGGATAGCGATGGATTACCACGAGGGCCTAATAAGAATGTACCAAGCTATTCAAAATGGCTGGGAGCCTCCGAACGAGGTAAGCGAAGCGAGATATGCTGAACTGAAGGCGCAAACTTTCTTCACACCTGAAAAGGTTTTCGCGGGGTTCGCTTGCTCTTTCGGAGGTAAGTATTTCAGAGGGTATGCTCGGAACGGTAAAAATGGTTACGTGAATTACGCAGACACGGCGAAGCGCGGGCTGGCTAGAAAGTTTGAGGGCTTGCAAGGCGTTACCTTCAGGCATGGCGATTTCTTGAAGCTGGAAAATGTTTCGGGAGCGGTGATTTATTGTGATCCTCCCTATGCCGACACTTCGGGCTATTCTTTAGATAAGTTTGACAGCGGGGCATTTTGGCAAAAAGTACGCGACCTGAGCGGAGACAATCTGGTTTTTGTAAGTGAGTATAAAGCCCCCGAAGATTTTACGGAAGTTTGGCGCAAAGAAGTTAGGCTCTATATGCAAAGCAAAAAAGGCAAAGAGAAAGAGAAAAGAATTGAAAAACTATTTATTTATATCTAAACCCTTAAAACTATGTTACTCAACGAAAGATTAAAAAGAATTGGCAAGGCGCTGCACAACGTGAACGCCGACATGGTGACGGAAATCGAACGACTGACAAAAGTTTGCGAGGCGCTGGCCGCCGAAAACGAACAGGAGGAAGCAGTTAGCCAAGAGTTAAGAAAGCAGCTCAGAGAGGCGGAAAGCAATGCGGCAATAGCAGAGCATGATCTGGCAAAAGAAATCGAAGCAAGCGAAGAAGCGCGGGAACTTTTAGCCAATGTGACGGCGGAGACGGTAGGCATTTTGGACACCTCCGGGATGGCTAAGCGGATCTTGTTTGAAGCACTTGCAGAGCGTTGGGAGTTATTGACCCATAGCCAAATTTCCGCGCTGGAGGAGGCTTTGAAAAATGGATAATATCAAGATTAGCATTAAGGGAAAAGGAGCGGAAAAGACCTTCGAGCAGATCGTCGAAAACCTCAGCGCTCCAAATGTTAAGGTCACAACAATAAAAACGGATGGCTGCCAAACAGCTTTTTTAATCTCGCCAGAGCGCGCGATTAAGATAAAAGTTAAAATTTTAAGTTAAAATTAAGTCCGCTAAGTTAAAATTAAGTTAAAATTCTTAAAAGCCTTTCACAGGGCTTTTTTGCGTTTATGCCGTTTCCATCGTTTAAAGGCACTTTATTAAACTTTCTTTGATAAACAATAAAGTGCATTGTTTCCGCTTTGTTTCCATTATTGTTTCCAATGTTAAAGTATTGGTTATTAAATAGTTAGCTATCTATTTATATTATATGGAAACAAGGAAACAATAATATTATATAGATTAGGGAGGGGTGAGGGGGGTAGTACTGAGAACTACTGTCCCAGTAATCAGCACGACCCCCCTACGCCTCGGGGATACTATATGGGAATTATTGTTTCCATTGTTTCCATCCTGCCGAAATAGGTATTAAGTAACTGACTATCATAGGATTACGATGGAAACAAAGACTCTATCCCTTAAAATCATTGTTTCCATTTGTATTTTCTTGGGATTTGCCTGCTTTTTGGTTAAAATTGCATATGTCTGAGACTAACTTCTTACCGGGAAATTCATATTGGAGGCTACGCTCTACGCACGGAAGGCCGAAGATTTTTGAAACGCCCGAAGACCTTTTGGCAGCCTGCAATAATTACTTTGAGTTCGTGGAAAATAACCCACTTATTGAAGGCGTTTTGCAAAAAGTAAAGACAGACCAGCACACCGAAAAAGTGAAGGTTTACAGCCTGCCCAAAATGCGTCCTATGACTATTCACGGACTTTGCAACTACATAGACATGAGCGTCGAGACGTTTCACCAGTATGAGAAGCTCTCCGATTTTTCTGAGGTCTGTACCCGCGTGAGGCAAATTATTTATAACCAAAAATTCGAAGGCGCAGCGGCTGGCTTTTTTAATCACGCAATTATTGCAAGGGATCTTGGCTTGGTGGAGAAATCCGAAAAGACGGTGATCCAAGAACAACCGCTTTTTACCGATGAGCCAAACGGCGACGAATAAGCGCGTTTCCGCCGTTCAAGGCTTCAGAGTTACAACGGCAATCTCCAAACTTAGGAAGCTAACAGCGCGAACGAAAGTAATACCAGGAGGCACTTCAGCGGGTAAGACGTTCGGCATCCTGCCGATCCTGATCGATAAGGCGATTAAGGTTCCCGTCCTTTCGGTCTCCGTGGTCTCGGAAAGTATTCCGCACCTGAAGAAAGGAGCGATTAAAGATTTCAAAGCAATTATGCGAGCCACAGGGCGATGGACTGACACGCGATGGAATATATCGGATCGCGTTTATACGTTCGCCAACGGATCTTATATCGAGTTTTTCAGTGCTGATTCCGAAGGCAGGGTAAGAGGTCCTCGCCGTAATGTTTTGTACATAAACGAAACGGATAATATCGTTTTTGAAACGTATTACCAGTTAGCGATTAGAACCGATCAGGAAATCTGGTTGGATTACAACCCTTCAAATGAATTTTGGGTAAATACCGAACTGGCAAACGATCCGGATGTACAATTTTTAACTTTAACTTACCGGGACAATGAAGCCTTAGCCCCTTCAATCGTTAGGGAAATCGAGAAAAACAGGGACAAAGCCTTTTTTGACCCTTGGTTAATTGATGAAGCGATGTTTCAGGAAGCCAATGTAAAATCTTCCTATTGGGCTAATTGGTGGAAAGTTTACGGCTTAGGGCAATTAGGCAGCTTGGACGGCGTAATTTTCCAAAATTGGCAGCAGATAGCAAACATTCCACCAACCGCCAAACTTCTCGGATATGGGCAAGACTTCGGATTTACCGCGGATCCTGCCGCGACCGTGGCAGTTTACCAATGGGGTGAAAAGATTATCTTGCATGAACTGATTTACCAGCGTGGCCTGCTTAATGCTGAATTGGTCAAGGAGTATAAAAAAGTGGGGGTTAATCCCAGCCTGCCAATCTGGGCGGACAAAGCTGAACCTAAGTCAATCAAGGAAATAAGCGGCTACGGATTCCGAATATCGGGAGCGGACAAAGGACCTGATTCGGTCAACTTTGGTATTGACTTACTGCAAGGCTTGGAGCTATTGGTTACGGCCTCATCGCTTAACCTCATCAAGGAATTACGCACCTACGCTTGGGAGAAAGACAAGAAGACCGGAAAGGCTACCAACGCTCCAACGGATGCAAACAACCACGCGATTGATGCAGTCCGCTACTTTGCTATAATGGTCCTCATATCCTACAAACCTGACTACAAGTCAAAATCCCATGGTAAAATTAACAGGCTCACTAGAGGGCAATTTTATAAAGACATGCTATAATGATCTGGAAGTTTCCGATCTGCTGAAGATCAAAGAGACCACACCCCGGAGCATACTGGCGGCATTATCTGACATCCCACCGGCGAAGCTCAGAGCCTTGGATAGTGAAGACGTGCTGGCACTTTACGAGTTGGTAAGTTTCTTGGATGACCCAGCCGAAGCGATGGCAGCCGTTCCGCTTACAATCCAATTACCGGAGGTCGACGTGGCAGCCTCCACCTTTGAGAAAGCAGAATTGGCAAAGATGCGAATTGACAAATTCAAAGAACCTTACAGGCTGTTTCCCGAATTGGTGCGGATCTATTTTGGTGAAGAGCATTTAACCGGAAAGGCGATTAACTGTCTAGCCTTGGGGGCAATCCTCTTTCAAGACCTGAACAAACTATTCAACCGCTTCAAAGATTTAGCGGGTGAGGCTCCGACAGACGAACAAGTCGAAGCCGGTATCGAAGCCCTCCACACGTTCGGACCCTATGGGATGGCAGAGAGCATAGCTTCAAAATACAGCTGCAAGCCTTACGATGTTTTCCAATGGAGCGCGGAGGAAGTTTATTTAGAGCTAACTTACCAACAGGCAAAGAGCCACTACCAGGAGAACCTCCGCGAAATAGAAAAGCGAAAGACCCCGAAAAAATAAAAGCATTATTCCTATATTGCTAGCCTATGGCAAACTATCAGAATATTGTAAACGCATGCCGTGCCGCAGTACCTGCCGGAAATAGATTTATTCATGGCAGGTTGATTGATTTTTCGCAGGGGTACAGCGGAGGTTATCCGTTAATTACCTTACTGCCGTTTACCGTTACGGATGCTAGAAGTACACCAGATGACACGTTCGATTCAGCCAGTTTGGTAATTGGCTTTTGGCAGCAAGACCGCCCAGATACCAGCCCAGCACAACGCGAAGCGACAATAGCCGAAATGGATATTCTCAGCGACACTTTTCTAAATACTTTGCTAGATCGAAATGATCTGAAGTTATCCAATATTCTCAAGGAGCCACAATATCAAATGTTCCAAGCAACCCTTTCGGGGTTTGCCGTATCTCTTACGATCCAATTGGTTTCGCCATGCTAACCGGATTAACCAGCGCAATCCTGAAAGATTTTGCAGAGGAAACTATTGCAGGCATCAGGAGCAGAATCCCGAACGTATCAGGCACAATGTCCAACAGCCTAGGCTATCGAATTGATAGAGACGGCCTGACTATTTTCTCATCCCAGAAATATTTTACCGTTTTGGAGACCGGAAGAAAACCGGGAAAGCGTCCGCCAATTTCCGTTATCGAGGAATGGGTAAAAGCCAAACCAATAGCCTCCGACATTTCTCCGCGTTCG